ACATGATGATTGTGGTTGATGAAGCATCCGGTGTTGCTGATCCGATTATGGAAGCAATACTTGGAACGCTGACAGGTGAGGATAACAAACTTCTTCTGATGGGAAACCCCAACAGGATAGACGGTGTGTTTTATGATGCATTTAACAAAGACCGTGACAAGTTCAAAACCCACACTGTTTCAAGCAGGGATTCCGAGCGTACATCAAAGGACAATATTGCAATGCTTGAAAGCAAGTATGGAAGGGATTCTGATGTTATCAGAGTCAGGGTTGACGGTCAGTTTCCAAAAGGTGCACTTGATTCATTCATATCCTTGGAAACGGTTGAACTTGCCTGTTCCAAGGGCAATCTTATCACAGCTGATGAACTGAACCGTTCACACACGCTTCATGTCGGTGTGGATGTGGCAAGGTTCGGTGATGATAAGACGGTCATAACACCAAGGATAAGCACAAAGGTGTTTGAGTTTAGGAAGTTCGCAAAGAAAGACACAATGGAAACAGCCGGAAATGTCATTGTTTGCTGCAAAGACTATATGAACACATATCCAAACTTGAAGAACTGCATTATCAAGGTTGATGATTCAGGTGTTGGCGGTGGTGTGACAGACCGTTTGAAAGAGGTTATCAAAGAACAGAAACTTCCTTACAAGGTTGTTCCGGTCAACAATGGTGAAAGTGCAACTGATGATTATTATTTCAACCTTGGCTGCCAGCTTTGGGGGCATATCAAGGAACTGCTTGAAAGCAACTTTTCAAATAAAATGCAGGATAAGGTTGATGATCAGGGAAATCCATTGGTTGAAATAGAACTTCCTGATGATGAAGAAATGATAAAACAGCTTAGTGTGAGAAAGTACCACATGACTTCCAAAGGGAAGATTCAGTTGGAAAGCAAGGACGACATGAAAAAGCGTGGGTTGGGTTCACCTGATACGGCTGATTCATTGTCACTTGCACTGTATGAACCTAACACATGGATGTATTGATTATCCACAATATACACAATATGTTGTGGATATATTTGAAATAATAACAATATGTTGATATAAAGGTGGTGAAACATCATGTTAGTTCCTGCAATCCTGTACAAGGAAGAACTTGAAACGGCTTTTGCAAAGGAATTATATTCAGAAAGATATTTCTATTACAGCGGATATGCACACAGCAATGAATTACCTGAAATCGGTGCAGAAGATAATGTGTACCAGTATGCAATGATTGACAGTCAGGAAAGGCTTGTTGGTTACCTTGCTTACAGGATTTCAGATGCAGGTGATTGTGCATATAATTTTGGACTGTTTTCTTTTGTTTCCGGCTGTCCGATAGTTGGGAAAGACCTGTTTTCCAAAATGGAAGAATTGGTTGCAAAGTTCCACAGGGTTGAATGGCGAATGATAGGCGGTAACCCTGTACAAAAGCATTATGACCGATTTTGTTTTAAGCATCAGGGAAACAGGGTGGTCTTGCATGATGTTTGCAAAGATAACAATGGAAATTATCATGATGAATATATCTATGAGATTGTAAAGAAAGAAGGTGAATTGCTTGCTTAGTGAAAGTGAAATATTGCAGTTTATCAGTGATGATAAGCTGTCAACTAAGAAAAGACTTGCTAGGAAAGGTCAGGCATACTATGAAGCCGAACATGACATAAAAGAATACCGGACATACTATGTTGATGCAGATGGTAAGTTGCAGGAAGATAAACTTAGAAGCAACATCAAGATTGCACACCCTTTCTTCACAGAATTGGTCGATCAGGAAGTTCAATATATGCTTTCAGGTGACGATTCGTTCATAAAGTCAGATGATGCAGAGTTGCAGAAGCAGCTTGATGAATACTTTGGTGATAATTTCAGGTCTGAATTGCAGGAATGTCTTACAGGCTGTATTGCAAAAGGTTTTGAACATATGTATGCTTACAAAGCAACCAACGGAAAGACCAAGTTCATGACGGCTGATTCCCTTGGTGTTGTTGAAGTCAGGGCAAAAGATACGGATGATGGTTGTGAATATGTCATTTATTGGTATATTGACCGTATTGATAAAGGTCAGACTGAAATCAAAAGAATACAAGTTTGGGATTCCAACTGTACATGGTACTATGTGCAGAAGGAAGAAGGAAAACTTGAACTTGATGCATCCGAACCGATAAATCCAAGACCACATATCACTTATACAAAGATTGGTGATGATGCACTGTATTATGAAGGTAACGGTGGTTATGGCTTCATTCCGTTTTTCAGATTGGATAACAACAGAAAACAGGTTTCAGGCTTGAAACCAATCAAGGACTTGATTGATGATTATGATTTGATGGCTTGTGGGCTTTCCAACAACTTACAGGATATTGCAGAAGGAATATATGTGGTGAAAGGTTTCCAAGGTGCTGACCTTGATGAAATGATTCAGAATGTCAAAGTCAAAAAGCACATTGGTGTTGCCCCTGATGGCGGTCTTGATATTAAAACCATTGATATTCCGTATGAAGCAAGGAAGGTTAAGTTGGAACTTGATGAAAAGAACATTTACAGGTTCGGCATGGGGTTCAATTCTGCACAGCTTGGTGATGGAAACATAACCAACATTGTGATCAAGTCAAGGTATGCCTTACTTGACCTGAAATGTAATAAGTTGGAAATCAGGCTGAAACAGTTCCTTAGAAGAATGGTTCAGCTTGTTCTTGATGAAGTCAATGAAGCAGCTTCCACGGATTATCAGCTTTCAGATGTTTATTTTGAATTTGAGCGTGAGGTAATGACAAATGCATCTGACAATGCACAGATTGAACTTACAGATGCACAGAAAATTGGTCAGATGCTTGACAACCTGTTGAAGGTCAGCAATATCCTTGATGATGAAACTATTGTTCAGGAAATATGTGCAATCCTTGATATTGACTATGAGGAAATCAAGGACAAGATTCCGAAAAATGAAGAAGCTGAAACTGAACAGGTTCAACAGACCTTGAACAATGTTGTTCCTGATGATACAGGCGGTGATGCAGGTGAATAAAAGACAGCTTGAAGTGCAAAAGGTTCAGGCTTCTGATGAAGCAAAGACCATAAGGGAACTGAAACAGGTATATAGCAAAGCAAGACAGGATTGCGAAACCAAGATCAGGGAACTTTCAAGCCGTACTGATATGGAAAACCTGCAAAGCATTGTGTATCAAAAGCAGTATCAGGAAGCCTTGAAAAGTCAGCTTGACGGTATCATTGACACGCTGAACAGCAACCAGTTCACAACCATATCTGATTATTTGGGTGTAAGCTATGAAAACGGCTTCTTTGGTACGCTGTATGATTTGCAGGGTCAGGGTATTCCGCTGATATTCCCTATCAATCAGGAAGAAGTTGTTCAGGCTTTACAGGTTGATTCCAAGCTGTCACAGGGTCTTTACAAAAGGCTTGGTGAAGATACCACATTCCTGAAAAGGTCAATCAGGGCTGAACTGTCAAGGGGTGCTGCAAATGGCACAAGTTGGAATGAAATAGCAGGTCACATTGCCAACGGCATGAACAGCCCCTTCAACAAGGCATATAACAACGCTTTGCGGATAGCAAGAACAGAAGGTCACAGAGTCCAACAGGAAGCAACCTTCCATTGCCAACAGAAAGCAAAAGAACGTGGTGCGGATGTGGTCAAACAGTGGGATTCCACGCTTGACGGTGCAACAAGACCGGATCATGTTGAATTAGATGGTCAGGTGCGTGAAATTGATGAACCGTTTGAAGTATCAGGTCATTCAGCACCTTATCCGGGTGCTTTTGGTGTGGCAAGTGAAGATATTCATTGCAGGTGTTGTTTGCTGCAAAGGGCAAGGTGGGCTTTGTCTGATGAAGAATATTATGAAAAATGGAATGGTGACAAAAATGAACTTGTAAAAGTTCAGGCTAAGACTTATGATGAATTTAAGACAAAAGCCGATAATATCATCAAAGAATCACAGAATAAAGAACATACTGAATCTTATAGTAAAATTATGCAAGAAATTGAAGATAATTCCGTCAAATATCGTGAAGTGCAGAAATTAACAACAGAATTATCTGACACACAGATAATTGACAGGCTTGCAGGTGGTGATATGACAGACGGTTCTTGTTCTTCACTTGCATTTTCTTATATTGGGAATAAGAATGGACTAGATGTTCTTGATTTTAGAGGTGGAAGCAGTCGGGAAATATTTTCAAGGAATGGGATAATTCAACAATTTCTTGGTTTGGACGGTGTAAAAGGTAATATTGTCAAAGTTCAGAAAGAAGCAGCCGGAACAGCGGAAATCATAAAAAATCTTGAACAAGGTAAAGAATATTATTTAGCAGCCGGTAGACACGCAGCCATAGTTAGAAGAACTGCAAGTGGTGCAGAATACCTTGAATTGCAGTCCGGGTTTCAAAATGGTTGGACTTCTTTTGACAAGTTCGGTTCAATGACTGATACATTGGTAAAGCGTTTTAAGTGTAGAAAAACAGTTGATAAGATAAAACTTGCAAGCGGTATGAGTCATGTGTTTGAAAAAACCGTTGTTACAATGGAAGTTGATTCTTTCAATGGAAATGAAGAATTTAAAGAAATACTTGGATATATTAACACGGCGGTAGATGGTCAGAAGAAAGGGGTGATGGGTAATGTCAAATAGTTGG